ATGAAGAAAAAATAGCAGTTGCTGGAGTTCTTGTAGCATCATTAGCACCAAATGAAGCACTTACTTCTGCGGAAATAAAAGAAGCAGGAATTGAGTATCAAGATTTACCACCAGAAACTCCTGTTGAGGTTAGACAGGATGAGAACGAAAACAAAGTTATAATTACTGCAGAAGTCGCTGCTCAAGTTGAACTCATATCAGATCCAGCCGCATTTACTACAGAATTATTTTCAAATCCAGGAGCAGCATTAGCAGCACTTGGAAGCATTGGAGCAGATATGACTCCAGCAGAAAGAGAAGAAGCGACCGAGATGGTTGTTGTAACAGTTATTGCTACAGGGGCTGCTATAACTGCAGCAGGTGCAGCAGGATCCACTGGAGGAGGCTCTTCTAATTCAGGAGGAGGTTCAGGTGGAGGAGGCTCTTCAGGAGAATCCAAAGGTGTAAAAAGGAGAAAAACAACATGATGAAAATTATTAAAGATTTAGTAGATCAAGCATGGACACTTCTAGGTATGTTTATTGCCTGGGTTGTTCTTGATGGCAGCGCAAAAACTATAGTTGGATATAGTATTGTATTTACTTTAATATTTTGGGGATTAACATACAAAATTAGAAACAGAGAGGAGGACTAAAATGACAACTAAAAAAGTATTTGTGGCTCCAAAGAAAGAGAGCCCACAGAAGGCTCTTCCAAATATCTTAATGCGTATTGTTGCAGTGTTCGCTGCTTCTGGTTTATCAGTACTTGGTGCTGGAGCAGTAGTAGGAATTGAAACAGTTCAGGCAATTATGCTTGCAGGTTTGTTGGGCGTAGCAACAGTCATTGAAAGGCTTGCAAGGGCTTTTTTAGACGATGGCAGGTTATCATTAACAGAAATAAATGATGCATTTAGGACTGTAGACAAAAAGGCTAATTAGTCATTGTAGGTCATAGTTGACAGCCCTCTCTGGGCAATGCTATACTTGAGTATACCTATCTGGAGAGGGCTTTACCATGACTTGTATTGTTGCGTTACGCCATGAAGATAAAATTTTTATGGCTGGAGATCGTGGTGCATCAGATGATGGAACTATCTTATCTCTTGATAGTCCAAAGGTTTGGAAAGTTGGTCCTTATTTAATTGGGTATGCAGGTTCAATGGATGGCGATAGAATAAGACATAACTTTAAACCAACCCCTCCAAATCTTAAAGACACAGACAGATACATGCACACCAAGTTTATTAAAGAGTTGCGTGAATTCTATAACGAGTTCTGGATTGATACTTCAAAAGAAGGAGATTTGTCTTTAATTATTGCTATTCGTAATGAAATATATGAACACAGTTCTGGGGATATGTCTTTATCTAAATATACATTGCCATATCTATCTGCTGGGTCTGGATCTGAATATGCTTACGGGGTTTTATATGCCACAGATAAACAAAAAAATGCACGGAATAGAGTTCAACAAGCAGTATCAGCAGCAATTAAATTTAGCCCATCATGCATGGGTCCAGTTGACATAGTAAGCATTTAAGGTTATACTTATAATATGGATAACGAATTCAATGAAATACTAAAAGCTATGCAATCAAAAGAGTCAGAGGCTAAAGAATTTGAAATATGGCTTTTGAATGGAGTTGACAGAGGGTGGATCTCTCCACCTTATTGCAATACACATGATGGTGGATCTGAATATATGTCAGAAGAAGAGATAGAAGAGTGGGACCAAGGCGGCGACCCATGTGCACATGTAGTGCGATTAATAGAATAGGAATAAAATGAAAAAGTTAATTATTGGAGTAGTAGCATTACTAGGGTTTGCTTTAATTCAACCAGCACAAGCACAAGATCAAAAGGTTTTGGCCATTATTGACACGGCTATTGATTCTACAAAGTTTTCATCAATTATTCACGAAGTTTGTTTTACAACAGTAAAATCAAAAAATCTTCTTCAAAATATGTCATGTCCTAATGGTGAACTATTTATGGAAGGCATCGGCGCAGCAAGTGCACCATGGCCACTACAGGTAAACTTTAAGACCAAACTTCCAGTTCCTGGTTTGCTTAATGTAAACAGTGCAGTTTTTCATGGTGACAGCATGGTCAAGTCTGCACTAAAGGCAAACCCAAGTTTAAAGATTGTTTTTATTAGATTTAATGATGTAACTAGTCTTGGTAATCCAAGAGGAGATGCAAAAGCCTTAGCATTGGCCATTGACTGGGTGTCAAAAAATGCAGAGGCTTACAGTATCGATGCTCTTTCGATTAGTCAGTCTGCAGTAGATGCAACAAATCAAAACCGTTGCTTAACAGATACTGTTACTATTAATGCGGTTTCATCTTTAAATTCAAAAAATATTCCAGTTTTTGCTGCAACAGGAAATAATAAGCGACAAGACGTAGTTGGTTTCCCATCATGTGTTAGTGGAGTAATTGGTGTAGGAGCACTTGCTAACGACACTCAACTTGAAACATTAACAAATACAGGTCCTGGACTTGACATGGTTGCGCTTGGTAAAATAAGTATAACTAAATATAATGGTTCAGAATCGTCTGCTTCTGGAAGTTCTGTAGCAACCGTAGTATCTTCAGCAGCATATATTAACAATAACTCTTTTAAAACTTTTCAAGAGTATCTAGAGTTTCTTCCAAAGATTTTAATCAAGGGTACACCATATATTCGTAACTAAAGCACAGTCCTAAGCATGACTAAAACTGCTTTCAATACCCTATAACTCAGTTGGTAGAGTGCCGAACTGTTAATTCGGATGTCCCTGGATCGAGGCCAGGGGGGGTAGCGTGCTATAATTATACTGCAGGACTTACAAAGGAGAAGATAAGATGTCAGTAAAAGGTAGTCTAGAAGTAATCATAGATATTGCAAAGAAAGAAATTGGAACTATTGAAGGCCCAAAGGATAACGAAACAAAGTACGGAAAATGGACTGGAATGAACTTTCAGCCATGGTGCCAATCATTTGTTTCTTGGTGTGCTTTTACATCAGGACTAAACCCAAAGAAGTACCCAAAATCAGCGTCTACTGTTGCAGCATCCGATTGGTTTAAAAAGAATAAAAGATGGTCAGATGCTCGTAATGATGACCCAACTGCAGGAGATTGGGTTTTCTTTGATTTCCCAGATGATGGTGTAAATAGAATTTCACATGTTGGTCTTTGCATCAAAAATAACGGGGACGGAACCATTCAAGTTATTGAAGGAAATACTTCAGGAACTGCAAAGGGAGATCAACGCAATGGAGGTATGTGTGTTGAGAAGACTCGTGGCTATGTAAAGAACAATAAAAAGAAATTACTTAACGCAGTTGTTGGTTGGGGCCGTCCAGTCTATGCGGGAGAAGAAAATGCTCCACTACTTAATAAGTTAGCAGCAACGCCTGCAACACCAGTTAAGGCTACACCTGCAGATGCTGAAAAGGAAGCATCAAAGCCTGTTGTAAAAAAGAAGTCTTCAGGTGGTGGAGGAAAAGAAATGGTAGCCCTATAATGGAATCAAATAAAAGAACCTCTATTAAAACTATTAGTTGGGAAACATTTCACCTTGTAGTGCTTGCAGGAATTATCTTTTTATTTACTGGCGAGTGGGAGTATGCAACTCTTGGTGCTTTGATGTATATTGCTTTTGAAGCAGCAGGATACTTTGTTCACGAAAGACTTTGGGCAAGGTTTGGAAATAAGGTTAAATAATGAGAATTAAAATTATTAGGTTTGTTGTAAAGGCTTTAGGATATGAATGGTCTGGAGACAAATTAAACCTTCCAGTTTGGTATGTAAAAGAAAAGAAAAAATAATTTATGGCACTATATGAATATGACTGCAGGCCATGTGGAAATAGAATAATTAAAGAAAGATCAATTAATGATTCTGATCCAGGATATGTGTGTGAAACTTGTAATAAGTCATTGGTTCGTGTATACTTAAGCGTAGGAGCAGTATTCAACGGTAGTGGATTTTATTCCACTGATAACAGAAAGCAGTAGTATAATATGAATATGGTCATAGACGCATTAGATGAAACAAAAGAATGGATCTTAAAAGCAACAGACAGATGTGATTCATGCGCTGCAGAGGCATTAGTTAGAATCACTGGACTAAATGGAGACTTAATGTTTTGTGGTCACCACTACAATAAAATTATGGATAACCCAAAAGGTTATGCAAAGATGATGGAATTTATGCTTACAGTTATTGATGAGCGGGATAAGTTAATTTAAAACAAAGCGAAAGGTAAAAACTACTAATGTTTGAATATTATGTAAAAAAAGTAGAAAATGTTGTTGACGGAGATACAATTGATGTGACTATTGATTTAGGGTTTGATATTTCATTTAGTTCAAGAGTTAGACTGGCTGGTATTGATACTCCTGAGTCTCGAACTAAAGACCTTAAAGAGAAAGCTCTTGGTCTTGAAGCCAAGGAGTACCTAAAGAAGACTCTTAAGGATGCCAAGTCTGTTGTCATTAAGACTGAAAAGATAAACTCATCAGAAAAGTATGGACGCATTTTAGGCTGGGTATATATTAATGGAGACACCGTATCACTTAATGATATGATGATCAATGATGGCTACGCTTGGGGATACCTTGGAGATACTAAGGTAAAAGATTTTGAGGCACTTAAAAAGGCTAGAACAAAGTCAGGTAAGTAGTTTGAACTTTAGAGATGAAGATGACGCTATAGTTCAACTAATACTATCAGGAGCACTTGAGATTGCAGGTATAGATGTAGAGACTGGCGAGCCAATGTATAATTTTACAGAAAAGTTAGCAGAAGTCAGTCCAGAATTACACAATGATGTTTCTTTATACTTTTCTCGTGAAACTATGTCTTTGTGGAGTGATGGATTTTTAAATATGGATGTGACAAAAAAAAATCCAATGGTTTCTATTACAGAAAAAGCATTAGACAGTAAAGAAATATCAAAACTAAGTAAAGAAAGTCAAAGAATTTTAAAAGAAATAACCAAGGTTATTCTTTCAAATAAGTAGTATAATTGTTATGGAGGAACTATGGAATATTTTCTTGGATCAGCAGTAACTATGATAGCCATGTTTATAACAACAAGGCTTATTTCTTATGACAAAGTTTACAAAAAAAAGTATGTACCAAGGTACAGCCAAAGTCATATTCATATGACAATTCTTCCTTTGCTTCCAGAAATAAAAAAATATAAAAAGAAAATGATTACTCAGTCTAGCAAGCATGAAGAAAAAATAAACATCAGGATTGTTATTTTAGAGAACAAAGCATACTTTGTAAAAAATGGAACTTTTTATTGTGCAGACATGCACGGTACGGATATAGATGGAGCAAGTGCAACTCTAGTTGACACAATAGGTATGGATAAGGTACAATTAGACAAGATGCTTTTTATAATGGATCAACTTAGAGACGGGAACAAAAATGATAGTGGGGATTCAAGGAACTAGTAGTTTTAATGACTACAAGGTTTTTCTTAGAGCCATGGCAGTTACAATGTCTTCTTTAAAAGAAGAAGATCCATATCTTTATATTTACTCCGCAGGACCAGGAAATATCAACTCAATGGCTATGGAATTCGCAAATTTATCAGAGCGTGGATTGAAGGCTCGTGGAAAAAGTATTAAGTATAAAGCTGTTCCTCCTTGGTGGATAACAGAAAATATTTTGGATATAAATTACTTTGCTTTTCTAAGTAAAGAAAAAGAACAGGTCTCAAAACTTGTTGAAGAAGCAAAAACAAATAATGTCGAATACGGCATTTTCAGATACTAACAGAAAGAATAATAATGCAAATTAAATCATTAGACAAGATGGAAACAATTGTTAAAAATAACAAGACTTTAGTTTGGGATGGATGGACAGTAGTTAATTCCTATCCTTCTGAAAAAGGCATAACATCCTCACAAGGAGCTTTTGTTGATGGTAAATGGCACCTACAGCGTCGTTTTGTTCTTTCCAGAGATGGATGGGATATACCAGACAAGTTTGTGAGTTAGCATGCCAAAGCACAAATGGAAAGATGACGCTTTATGCTTTGAATATGATACTAATCTGTTCTTTGAAAAGTACGAAGATGACGAAATTTTGCGACCAGCAATAGATAAATTGTGTTCTATGTGTCCTGTGTCAAAGATGTGTTTTGCTGTTGGTGTTTCACAAAAAGAGTGGGGCATTTGGGGTGGTGTATATCTTGAAAATGGACAAATATCTAAAGAATTTTCAAAGCATAAGTCTAAAGCAGACTGGGCTAATACTTGGCAAAGTCTAACAACGGAGCAATAGCATGTATACAGATTCAATGAGAAGAGCGTTCCACTCACTTATAGGTCCAAAAGGTTTTCAACTTCAGATATTAGACCATGACAACTTTTTAACGGTAAAGGCAAGCGAAAAACAGTTTATGAGTTTATCTGGAGAAGAAAGAAAGCAGGCCGTTCAGTATATGATTCGTGCAAAAAAAGCACTTGAAGAAAATGGGGCGATTGTTTTATTGGTTAGAGAGGGTGGTAAAGAATTATGATTGAATTTGTGTCATTTACTTTATTTATTGTAGTATTTTTTATGCTAATTTTTAAAAATGTACAACTAAAAAGAAAGCTTTCTGCAACAACTTTAGAACTTATAACAGCACATATGGATAAAACCATAACTGCCAATAAATTATCTGAAATAAATAATAAGACTGACATGGATAAATCATCAGAAGATTTTTTAAATTTTATTTCTGAGTCTCGTGATTGGGCATTTCAATATATAGAAAATGTTCAAGAAAAAGTAAACAAATTTATTAGTGATATTGAGCCTGAGATAGCATATTTTGACGAGTATGGTGTTGCTAGTAGTACCTATCCCCACTACCACTCAATGAAAAAAATTTCGGGGGCATACAAAGAACTAAAAACAATATTGCCAGACGACTATGGTAAAATAGAGTAATGATAAAACTTAAGGATCATAAAGCATTGATATATTATGCTTTTCAAATTTGCGAAGCCGATCCTTGTCAATATGAAGCAACAAAAATATGGGCAAGTTCAGAGTCTAGGATTGTAGACTTGTGCGACTTTCATTACGAAGAGGTAAAATATTAATGAACTTTTACTATTTTGGTGGTCGATTTAATGATGAAAATAGTATAGAGACTCCTTCTAGTTTAGAAAAACATCATTTTTTTGGAGTGCTTTTTACATATGATGCAACACAAGGAGACATGTTTGTAAGAACTGCTAAAGATATAAAATTAAATGAAAAAATTAAATACTTGATTGCTATAAGGCCATACACTATTTCACCACAATATCTTTATGCAATCAATGAGTCTATGAATGAAATAGATAAAAATAGACTTCAAATAAACATTATTTCTGGATATATAAAAGATCATGAAAAAAATATTGGCGGAATAGTTGGAGAAATTAATGATCTATCTCACACAATAGACAAATCAAAACATACAATTGAGTTTATTAAAAGTTTAAAAAAAATATTTAAAAAAAAAGAAAATTATCTAGACCTATATATATCAACAACAAATAGTTATGTTTTTAATGAAGCAAAAGATAACAATAATAAAATAATTATGCCTTATCATGTGTATAAACGTAAGTTTTGGTCTGATGTTTATAAAGATCCATCTTCAATAGTTCCTTTTGATATAAAAAACATGGATGTGATGATAACAATGACTCCAATTATTAGAAAAAATAAAGAAGAACTTGCTTTATTAAAAAACTATGCCATAAGACCTATATGGAAAAAAGGAGAAAAATCAAGAGTAATCGATGATGTTGAGTATTTTACTTATGAAAGTTTTCACGAATTTATTAAAATGTTAGAAGAAGATGGTATTCATGATTTATTAATTAATGCTATACCCAGAGAAGAAGTTGAAATTATTATTCCATTTATTAAAAAATATGTGGAGTTACAAGAATAAATTTTGTTAGTTATTTTACTAACAAGAAAACAAATATCCTAGGAGGAATAAAATGAATACAACACAACTAAAAGCATTACTAGCATCATATGGGCGGTCAGTATTGGCAGCAGCAATTGCAATGTACGCTTCAGGAGTAACTGATCCAGAAACACTGGCATACTCACTACTTGGAGCAATTGTGCCAGTAGCACTACGAGCAGTAAATCCAAAAGACAAGGCATTTGGAAAAATTCCAGATGTTCTAGAAGTTGAAGCAGCACTAAAATCAGTTAAGGTAGTCAAGAGACCTGTTAAAAAGTCTTCTGCAAAGAAGCCTTCTGGTGGCGGTGGAGCATCAAATAAGGCTCTATAATTAGAGCATAAGATTCCGTCATGATACATGCAGTTGCTTTATAAGCGACTTTATTGCTGAGTACGGATAGCCTGGGATCGCAACCTGGGAGACCTGAGTAAGTCTATAAACTACTTTTTTTTATGCTATAATAATTAGATGATTAAAGAAGGCGATTTTGTTATGGGCAATACCTCTGAAGGTATGGTTCACGGCATGGTTGAGCATGTTATGAATGAAGGCGGGATCTATGGAGTTCCTGGAACTGAATACGCTATCATTTCTCTGCCCCCTGAAAATCCAGCGATGGCTGTAAGAGTGTATAAAGAAGAAGATGGTAAGTGGGAGCCAACCGCATATAGTATTGGTATGATGGCTAAAGATGCCACAATTATTGATATGAATAATCACAGTATGGAGAATGAAGAAATGGACTCAGAGGTTTCAATGGCAATGTATGATTCTCAAATTGGAAAAGCAGAAACAGATGGCTCAATGATGCCTACAGATACTTATCAAGGCAGCGAGTCAGAAGTCGGAATAAAAACTCCTTCCAGTACCTATGATGGCTGTGGCTGCCAAATGTGTATGGATATAAATGTTGATTGTAAAGACTGTCCAACATGTAGTGATGACATTAACCCAGATTCAATTGAGGCCATGTATAATTCCGAAATGGGTAAAGCAAAGAAACCAGACTATGCAGGAGTTATCTCTAATCGTAAAGGATCTCCATCAGATAAAGAGTTGTATGCAAGAGTTATTGCAGCAGCCAAAGATAAATTTAATGTATATCCATCAGCCTATGCAAATGCATGGGTAGTTGCAGAATATAAGCGTCGTGGTGGTAAATATGGATCTTCAGAAAAATCTGATGGTTGTTCAGATATAATCAAGCAAGCCCCTTGTTGGGATGGCTATGTACAGCGTGGTATGAAGCCAGGAGAAGGCGGTAAACCAGTCCCTAACTGTGTACCAGCAGCCAAGGTGGATGATCTGTACGAGGACGACGATACTGTTGTCTATGAATCTGCAGAGGTCTCTAAAGCCGATGGCTATTCTCCTCCAGAAGGAGTAAGAAGTGCTGCTCGCAGAGCAATTAAATACAAGGAAGATGGCAAGGCTAATGGAGCAGGAACACCTGTTGGCTGGACTAGAGCAGGGCAGTTAGCAAGAGGAGAATCAATCTCTCTTAGTACTGTTAAGAGAATGTACTCATTTTTTTCCCGCCATGAGGTAGATAAAAAAGGTAAAGATTTTGAAAATGCAAGTAATCCATCCAACGGTAAAATAATGTGGTTAGCATGGGGTGGAGATGCAGGATACTCTTGGTCACGAGGTATTGCAAACAAAGAAAGAGATAAGGCATTGTTTTCTGGGTTTGGAAAAGATTATTCAAAGGTAATTCAAATGACAGATATCTTTAAAGGTTTGGGTACAGGATCAATGGTTTCATGGAACTCTTCTGGTGGTCGTGCAGAAGGCAAGATTACAAGAGTAATAACCGACGGTACTTACAAAGTACCAGGAACAAATGTAACAGTATCAGGAACAAAAGAAGACCCTGCTGCGGTTATTAGATTGTATCGTGATGGTAAGCCAACAGATACAATTGTTGCTCATAAAATTAAAACATTGAGAGCAAAATAATGGCTAAAAGAAAAGCATCTGCATTTAATCCTGTTCAAATTAAAGATGGCTGGATTGTTAGGTTATATAAAGATGGTCGAATTAAATCTAAAATTGCTCCCTATATTGTAAAACACTCTAAAACTAATTAATTAGTTAGTCTGTTGTGTGTTCTTATTCTGTGACAGTTAGAGCAAATAACGTCGCACTTCTTTATTTCTGCCTCAATTAGTTCCCATGCGCTACTTTTCATATTTGCTATATTGTATAATTTTTTTCCTCTAACATGATCAAAATCCATGCAGACTGTAGGGAAAGTATTACCGCAATCTGCACATGAAACACGTTTAAAATGATCAATTTTTTCTTTATTTTTTGCATAAAATTCTTTTTGTTTTTTAGCAATTTTTTTTAGATTGTCTTTATAATAATTACTTCTTTGTTTAGAAAGTTTATCTTTATTTTTTTCACCATATTCTTTTTGATATTGTTTAATTTTTTTATAATTTTGCTTTTGATAAATTTTTTGTTTGTTAGCATGACATTTTTTGCATCTTGCCATTAATATACTTTGTTTTTTATTACTCCAGCCAAAGTTTTCTATTAGAAGACTTTCTTTACACCCCTTACAAACTTTTAATCCATTTTCATAAATCATAATTAAATAATTATTCTTTTCATGTGTTTATTATATCAGGAATTATAAAGCCCCACACAGGTAATTCGCCTGACTTGCGCCACGGTCTTTATCCAATGGGTAACTAATCCATCACTAAGGTCCTGTGTGGGACTAATCAATCATATCATTATTTTAAGTACCCTTGGCAGGAATTGAACCTGCGACCTGCGGATTAGAAGTCCGTTGCTCTGTCCCCTGAGCTACAAAGGTATTGCGGAAGCAACAGGATTCGAACCTGTGGATCTTTCAATCTACGATTTAGCAAACCGTTGCATTCGACCACTCTGCCATACTTCCTTTCGTAGCCCCACAGGGACTTGAACCCTGTTCACCAAGATGAAAGCCTGGTATCCTAACCTATGGACGATGGGGCCTTAGTACACCAGATAGGACTTGAACCTATGATAACCGAATTATGAGTTCGGGGCCTTAACCAACTTGGCTACTGGTGCTAAACCTTATGAAACTAAAATGCCTAACAACATTCCTATAATAAAACACAACATTCCAACAGTCCAGTGATAATAAGTTTTCATATAATCTTTAATAATTACATGTTTTATTTCATCTGGAATTTTTTTTAACTTATTGTAATCTATCATACTACTTAACCAAATTTAAATAGTTAGCTATTAGTTCTTCTCTAATCTTAATTTGTCTTTCTTCAAACTTTGATAGCTGTGGCTTTGATTGTATTCTTTTCTTATTTTTTGTTGCTCTTTTGATCTTATGCTGAGATACCTTATTATTTGATTTTTTCATTTTGATCCCTGACTTTCTGCATTACTGTCACATGGACAAATAATTGATTCTGGAAGTTCATGAACCTTGGTTACAATTGTAATCATAGTTTCACACTCACTGCACTTGTATATTTTCTTAACTCTTGTAGTCATAGTCTAATCATACCATTTCCTGTTTTGTAAGTCAACCTCTGATACCGTCCCAATCACCTATCTTGATAGTTAAAATATTATTTTCTTGCCATAGGTTAATTATATTAGGATTGTCATCTACTGCATACTCTACAGTCCAACATTTATTTATCTTATCTAATATATCTTTTTTAATTTCATAATCAGGCCTGTAGTCACCATCAGGTCTCATATATAGGGCATGATGAGTTATACCATGCTTAGCAAGCCAATAAGAGGTTAATCCACGGTACTTATCACTCCTTGCTGTTACAACTAAAACATGATGGTTATCAGAAATAGAATTATTAAGCATTTGTACTACTTCATAATTTGGCAGGGCATCAATAGAAGCATTATGAAAAGCATCATAGTCCCTATCAGCCCTATCAGAACCACGAATATGGTAAAGATATGGATCTATATTAGCAAGAGTTCCATCTACATCGTATATATGTGCTGAAGGCTTAATCATTTTTTGCCTTTTCTTTTTCCCATATAAGTTTGCCATCTTTATACACTGGCCAATACCCTAGTGATCGCCAGTCCATCTTTGTAATTTTAGGCTCTTTCACTTAATTCCTTAGTTAGTAGTTATAGTTTAATTATAGCAAAGAACTAATTATATGTCAAATAACAGGTATAACAGTTTAAAAAATGATTAATGTGTTGGCTTATTAACTTGATCTGTTTGCATATAGTTTACTTTCATAATTGGTCCAAAATATAATTGATAATCATTTTCTTGAATCACTTTTGGATCAACCCAAAAATCTTCTCCGCTTTCTAAGACTACCAGCTGATATCCAAAAACATCTAAAATTTGTCTAGATAGGTCTCTAACTCTATGATTTTTGTATGACCTAAGATCGTCATGCTCAAAAGTTATAACTGAAAATCTATACTGATTCAATGGAATATTAATTAATGCCTTTAAAGATATATCAACAGGACTAGAATCAAGATCTATTTGTAAATAATCTATTTGTTTTGGAAAGTTGTTATCTTCAAAGTATTTTGTAAAATTAAATGTTGATGCATCATGTAAAATAGATTTGTTTTTTCTGTGAGCATTATATTTTTGTATTTTTTTATCGTCAATGTCTAATCCAAATCCATTCCAATTAAACTTAGACTCTAGCAAATATGTATTGCTATGTTCAATAGGCTCTTCGCTTCCAAGCTCAACGTAATATCCGTTAGTTTTTTCTTTTAGTATGTTAATAACAAAAGCTTCTTGATTACAAGTACTCTTAGAATCTAACCATTGTTTCAAAATAAAACCCCTTTGCTGTAATGTTTCTGACTACTAATAGTATATCAGATTTAAAAACTTATAAATTAAGATCAACCGCTGTATCTCTAAAAAAATGAGTAAATATATATTTTTGACCACTAGTAACTAATCGTACGCCATGTGTATATTCTTTTGTAGATGGGTGAACAACTAAAGAGTTTTCTTTAGGTTTAAAAATAATATTTTTATTAACATAGTCTATCTCTCCACCTTCATAGTCATCGTTAATGTAATAAACTAAACCTTGAACTATGTTCTTTGATGGCTCGTAGTCATCTGTAGCATCTTGATGTGGCCACATTGACCACTGCTCACTAATATTTTCATGATCCAAAACATTAGGCAGATAAGTACCGATTTGACCAATAGCATCAATTTGGCAATTAAATAGTGGAAACAACTCTAATTTAATTTGTTCTTCTAAATTATCTGATAACCTTTTACGAAAACGATTTTGTTCAACATGCCAATTATCCGAATCTTTAGCAAACTCTTTAAGTAAATTAGAAGTATTAAAAGATAAAACATTTTCAACCACATAAATATTTTCATCAAGTTTAAAAGATGTTGTCATAGGCCAGGAACAATCTTAAACCAAACTTGTTTGTCTTCGTCTAAATATATTTTTTCCATATCTTTATCATACCACAATTTTCTTAGTGCACCACACCCTACCATCACTCATAGTCTGATGAGTCTCCCAAAAAACAGGATCCTTTATTGGCATATTGCATTTTGTGCATGATAAATTTTTCATGTATTAAATGTATCAAGGTTTTAGATAATTGTCAATAAAATATCCCTATAGAATTAAATACTATGGTATAATTAAAAAATGGCTATCGTATCCGTTGAGGCATTAAAAACCAAGTTTGAGTCTGGTGATAGACCTGTTAAACAAGATTATCTCAATTTAATTGATACCCTGGCCACATTGCCTGAAGGCGGAGTAGAAGGCCCTCAAGGAGTTGTCGGCCCAACTGGTCCTACAGGCCCACAAGGTGTGACTGGACCGACAGGTCCAACTGGCGTCGCCGAAACTGGCGATATCACCTTTAATGGTGTTCAGATTATTGGTTCTGGTTCTGGTTCTGGTGATGGTTATGGTCTTGGAACAATTGAACTACACCCTGATGCAAACTTAAATAGTGACCAGTACCTGATTATTGACCCAACAGCGCCAAGCCACATTCATATCCGCGCAGGAGGAGGACAGGACAGTTCAAGTGCTGACTTATTCCTTGGCGCAGAAAACACTCATGTTAAAGTATCTGATAACTCAAATAATGTTACTGTAGCAGCTAATGACAACCAGTGGGCTTTTGGTAGTGATGGTAATTTCTACGGTCCTGTTGATGGTGGCGTAAGGATACCTACTGTATTTACTAACTACATAAGAAATATTGCCGATAATAATTTAGACATTAGCACCAATTCAGACATGAATTTATCTGCCGATAATAATCTAAACTTAACCACATCTGGTGGCGACATTACTCTTAATGCTGATGGTGGTGGCGTAATGATACCTACTGTATTTACTAACTACATAAGAAATATTGCCGATAATAATTTAGACATTAGCACCAATTCAGACATGAATTTATCTGCGAATATCAATTTAGACATTAGCAGCAATTTATACATGAATTTATTTGCCGATAATAATTTAGACATTAGCACCAATTTAGACATGAATTTATCTGCGAATAACAATTTAGGCATTAGCAGCAATTTAGACATGAATTTATTTGCCGATCGTAATCTAGACATTAGCACCAATTCATACATGAATTTATCTGCGAATAACAATTTAGGCATTAGCAGCAATTTAGACATTATTCTTAATGCTGATGGAGGTTCGTACATTACCTCTACAGCAATAGGAAACCAAATTGCAACACAGGGTTATGTAGATTCTGCAATTGAAAGCATCCCAGAGCCAACGGGTGCAACTGGCCCAATCGGTGCAACAGGACCTGATGGCGCAACAGGTGCAACAGGGCCACAAGGTGCAAGCGGTGTAACAGGTCCACAGGGCGAGGTTGGCCCGACAGGTGTAACTGGTGATGTCGGTGCCACTGGTCCTACAGGGCCACAGGGTGTGCAGGGAATTCAGGGGGATACGGGTGCCACGGGTGCCACAGGAACAACAGGTGAAACTGGTTCTAGTAGTTCAGTTCTAGCAATCAATGCACAAACTGGAACAACTTATACATTAGTTGCTGGTGACTTAAATGATTTAGTCACATTAAATAATGCAAGTGCCATTACCTTAACAATTCCTCCATCAGTATTTAGTGCTAATGATGCTATTAACATTGCTCAAATTGGCGCGGGTCAAGTAACCTTTGCTCAAGGAGCAGGTGTTACAATTAACTCAACTGGAGCCACTGCAACAGCACCTAAATGCCGAGCACAATACTCAGCAGCAACAGTTATTTGCACAGCATCTAATACATTTTTAGTAATCGGAGACTTAGCCTAATGCCTATACTTGGAATTATTGCAAGCGCATTTAGGGCTGCCGTGGCGCAATTTATTGCCCTTGCACACCGCGGAACACTATTTGTTTCAACCTACCCTTGGTCAGCAGGCTTTGGTACAAAGTACTCAAACCCTGCAACTTTACCTACTGGTACTGGTCGCGGCGTAGCATTTAACCCAGCAGGGACGGCAATCGCCGTTGCACACAGCACCACACCATTTATCTCCACCTACCCTTGGTCAGCAGGTTTCGGTACAAAGTATGCAAACCCTGCAACTTTACCTACTGGTCTTGGTTACGGCGTAGCATTTAACCCAGCAGGTACGGCAATCGCCGTAGCACACAACACCTCACCCTACATTTCCACCTACCCTTGGTCTGCGGGCTTTGGTACAAAGTACTCAAACCCTGCAACCTTGCCTGCTGGTACTGGAGTTGGCGTAGCCTTCAACCCAGCAGGTACTAATATCGCCGTCGCACACGCCACCACACCATTTATTTCAACCTACCCGTGGTCTGCAGGCTTTGGTACAAAGTACTCAAACCCTGCAACTTTACCTACTGGTACTGGTCGCGGCGTAGCATTTAACCCAGCAGGAACGGCTATTGCCGTCGGACACTACGGCACACCATTTATTTCAACCTACCCTTGGTCAGCAGGTTTCGGTACAAAGTATGCAAACCCAGCCACCCTGCCTCCTAATATTGGTCGCGGCGTAGCATTTAACCCAGCAGGTACGGCAATCGCCGTTGCACACAACACCTCACCCTACATTTCCACCTACCCTTGGTCTGCGGGCTTTGGTACAAAGTACTCAAACCCTGCAACCTTGCCTGCTAATATTGGTTACGGCGTAGCATTTAACCCAGCAGGAACT